CAGCAGTTTGAGGGAAGAAGTAATCTTCATTGATACTCAGTGGGTTGTATGTGCTATCAATAATGTTAGCGCCGCCGCCAGTTTTACTTGGTATTCTTCTTTGGTGAATTTCTGTTTTAACTCTTTCAACAAACTGCATTGCAAGGTGACTGGGCATGTTACCTACGTCAACATAGAATACTCTGCGTTCTGGCGCACGTTGTACACGATAGATAATAATAGCATCTTCCAGCAGTTCTTTTTGTTTATAAACTTTAAAGATAGTTTCAAGTAAACTGTTGCCAAAAGGAAAATTGTTGTCTAGACCTTCGCTTAGACTTAGATGAACAACATGTTCTGCATCAATTGCTGTTTCGTTTGACTCATTCATAAAACGACTAGTTGATGAATCAGGTGTTCTACCTGTCATGTATTTCTGATCAAGTGTTTGATAGCCGGGTTGGTTTCCGCCTGGGCCGTAAGCATTTGTTGTGTTGATCTTTGTTGCACTTAATCCTTCAAATGCAATGTTTAGATCACGTACAATATACTGCTCAGGTCTTTTGCCTTCGCTTTCGTTAACAATAATCTTTGTTAGGTTGGCTGGATCAATGTGAAACCATTTTTTATTTTCTGGATCACGAATAAAAAATTGATCGCCATATTTAAAAACGTTACGAATAATTTTAAACATACGAGTTTCAAACTCGTTGATCTTGCACCACTGCTTTAGGTATTGTGCTAGAACTGTAATTATCCAATGCTGCATTAACTTCACTGTCATTGTCCATGGTGTTGTATTGACCGTAGCGTTCAATACGATTAGGTGATCCAACATAAACATCTGGCAGGTGACTGCTATAGTTTGTAGCAGCAGGTCCTACTCCGGTACCTCGTGCAAAACTAAACGGCGAATAACTTCCGCTTACATTCATATTTGTAGGAACGGGGGTAAAATACTTTTTCCAACTCATCTACCAACACCTCTCATTGCATCTGTTCCTAAACTTTTAATTGATCTTGTAGTCTGTCTTGCTACATTGACAGAATCTTGTAATAAATCTACTGCTTTTAGCATACTTGTATTTAACTCTTCTACTTTTTTAACCAATTGCGATTGAATATTATTTAAATTATTATAAACTTGAGTTTCTTGTGGATTCAACACTCTTTCGCCTTGATGAATCTGTGTTATTGCATTGTTTGGCTCTGCTGGTAATCCAGTTGACCTATAAGTCCCAATCTGTCGACGATTAATATCAGGTGCAGGCACTGCTGGATTACCGGGTCGATAAGCTATAGGAGCTTTATTTGGATCAGTTAAATTAGCAATAGTTTTTGCAAAAAGTTGTCTTTCTTCTTCAGTCGCTGTTCCTGCTTCGTATTTTGCGCCAAGAGATTCAAGTGCTGCTTCTATTCTTCCATTCATTGTCCAATAGTCGTCAGCACTATCACCTAGATGTTGCATTAACTTATCGTAGGTTTCTTTACCACCAACAGATTCTACACCAGCAACTTCTGATACGTTCCAAAATCCTTTACCAAGTGCTGCGGTTAGTGCATTTTCTACATCAATGTTACCACCTGTAGTTGCTTGTCTGTTTGCAACTTCTTCTCTGTCAATACCTAACAAAGTGTTCAAGGTCGTACTATTAACGAACATATCTTCAATAGTTCGTACTAAGCCTTCGAAGAAGTCTGCAATGTTATTTCTTAATGCTAAACCGGTTTCACTGTTCCACCAACCAGAAATAGTTTCACCAACAGTTTTCATAGCATCCCAAAAAGCATCATAGATGTTTTGTCTACCTTGTTCATCAAATGGATTATAAAGTGTTGGATCAAATCCTTGCAACCACGTTGCAAAATTTTCAAGTTCTGTTGTTATAATAGGTGTATAGTATTCAACCCATTGACCAAATTTGTCAAGTCCGCTCATAACTGCTTCGTTTCCAAAGAACGAAGTTACCATTTTTGATAGTGAGTCTCTAACACCTTGTGTTGCAGTGTCAAATGTAAGTATTGCTTCAGCAGCAGGATCTAATTTACCACCCAGTGAATCAATATCTCCAGAATATATATTTAAACCGTTTATAATTGCATTAAATGCGTCACCAATTGGGCTACCTTTCATACTTAAAATAGCAGCAAGTTGTGCATTTTCATCTATCCAACTTTGTAAACTTATTGCTAGATTATGATTTTGTTCTCGAACAGTGCCCATAAACTCGTCTGTTGATCCAGCAAAGGTTTGTGCAGATTGCTTTTGACTTTCAAGTGCAGATTGAATGTCTGGCATAACTGCCGCCATCTTTTGAGAGCCTTCAGTTAAAGGTGAAACTCCCATAATAGTTGCCATTGCAAGTTCTCTACCCGAGTCTCCAAATGTAGCACCATATTCTTCAATTAGTCTCTTATACTTGTCTTGTAAAGCAGGATCGTCTATGCCTGCAATAAACGCTTCGAACCCTTTGTGTAAATTAGCTTTTTCTAATTCACCTTGAATTTCGTCTACTTGCTTACCTGTTAACTCAGAAAGTTTTCTTAAATTAATAGCATAACCTTGACTCATATTCGTTACATCAGATTCAGTAATAGTTCTTCTTCTTAGTGCAATAGCATTTTGAGCAAGAAATTCTGTGAATATTTCACCTTGTTCGGAAAAACTCATTCCCCAGGCTGCAAGAACATTTTTGTTATTATTAAATGCTCGTTGATTTAAAATCATCGCAGTTCTAGCGCCTTTTGATGCTGTACCAAGCATTGCAAGTTGTTCAGAATTAGCAGCAAGACTAGCAGCCATTCCTTCGAGTGACTGTCCGGAACCAGCATACATCTCGGTTAAACTTCCAACCATGCCACCAAGTTGTATACCGCTTTTGCTTAGATCTTGAAATGTTGTATAGTTTCCATAAACAAGTTTAGTAAGAACGTTGACCGCAGTACCTAATCCTAAGATGTTTAATCTGCTATCTTCAATAGCACCAGTAAAGTCTGTAATCGTTGGCGGAGAAGTAATCATCATTTCAGTAAATTGACTGAATGCAGTTATGCCACTACCAACAGCAGTACCAAGACCGCCAATAATTTTAAATACGCCCATAAATGCTTTGCCAACAACCGCAACACTTGTTGTTAAAACACTTAAACTACTACCAAGGTCATCAACTTCTTCGGCAGTATCTTCAGAAGCATCTCTTAAATCACGTAATCCTCTATTGGCACTGCTAGTGCTAGCACCAGATTGTTTTGCTAATTTTTCCATTGCTTCTTTAAGCAAGACTAATGTTGCTTCGCTAGCAGCGTTCTCTAACAGAGAACCGTCGAGATCACCACCTTTTATACTAACTCTTTCAGCCATTGATTATTCCAAAACATAAACTACGCATATAATTTGAGAGATATATACATTATATTTATCAGGAGATAATAATGGTTCCCCAAAGCGCAAATCCTCTATCAAAGCATTTCAGACAGCCTAAAATTTATATACGTCTACCGAGTGAAGGATTGTGGTACGGCAATGCACTGGAAAAAACAGAATCGGGTGAATACCCTGTGCTTTCTATGACTGCAAAAGACGAACTGTCATATAAAACTCCAGATGCATTACTCAACGGTCAAGCAACTGTTGATGTAATTCAAAGTTGTATTCCAAATATCAAAGATGCATGGAAAGTTCCAAACATTGATTTGGATGTTATCTTGATTGCAATTAGAATTGCAACCTATGGTGAAAAAATGGACTTAACCATCACTGTTCCAGGTATAAACGAAGAGCGTGGATTCGAAATTGATCTAAGAACAGTAATGGATCAATTTATGACTGCTTCCTTTGATAATATTGTTGTAGTTGATGAGTTTCAAATTGAAATACAACCGATTTCTTATAAATCTTCAAACGACATTTCAATCAAAACGTTCGAAGAACAACGTATATTTTCTCTATTGAAAAACAACAACATCAGTGAAGAAGATAAGTTAACAAGAATTAGAGAAAGTTTTGAAAAACTCACAAACATCAACATCGAACTGGTAAAAAACAGTATTGTTTCAATTCGTTATAACAATGACGATGCTGTTGTTAATAAAAATTATATAAGTGAATTCATTGACAATGCTGACAAAAAAATCTATTATGCAATTGTCAAGCACATTGAAAATCAAAGAAACAAGTTTACTATTAGACCATTTAAAACAACACATCAAGCAAGTTTTTTCGGCAAAGGATCTTAACTTTACCATTAGAAGAAATTCTAAAACAAGTTGAGATCCTCGAACAAGAGTCAAAACAACTAAAACACGACTTGTACAAATTGTGTTGGTACATGAGAGGAGGCTTATCTGTTACAGAGGCCTTCGATCTGTCATTCGAAGATAGAGAAATATTATCAAACATTGTCAAGGACAATTTAGAAACTTCTAAGAAAACCGGACAACCGTTCTTTTAATTAAAGTCTTGCTTTTAGTGCAGCTTTTTGTTGAGGTGTTAAACTATTAACAAAGGCTGTTATATCAGGAGCACCGCCAGATGGCGGTGGTGGGTTACCACCTGATGGCGGTGGTGGGTTACCACCTGGTGGCGGATTACCTGCTCCTGTAGCAGGTGGAGTAGAAGGTCTAGCATATCTACTTTTTCTCGATCCGGGACCAGCAGATTGGAACGCTGCTCTAACAGCTTTGTCAACGTATTGTTTAACTTCTGCAGAAGTTAAAGGAGCATCGGGTTCTGTACCTGTGTTGCCACTTGTACGATCTCCAGCAATACTATCAACAGTGGCTGGATCAAGTCCTTTTTGATCTAAGAAATTTTTAAATTGATCAATAGTAATGTTTGGTAATCTACTATGTTTCATCCAAGTTTTGAGATCAGCAGTTATTTGTCCAGCATCGGCTTTGATATTTTTACCTACTTTTCTGTCTTGTTTCCATTGTTTAGTAAATGGAATTGCTTCATCTAATTCTGATTCAGAGATAACTTGATTGATTTTCATTTTATTAGATCCTAAATGATTTATTTTATTTATCATAGCAAGATGAACTGCGTTCATCTGTATCTTCGCTTACGCTCAATACATAATCTTTTTTTTAATTATATAAGCACGAAGTGTATAAATTTTCTGTAGATTAATCTGGTCAGACGGAACCTGTTACGGTCCCGTCGTCTTGAAAACTTTCTGTGAGTATCACCAGCCAAGACATTGGAAGCAGGTTTTTTGTTTATACACCAACTCCAGGGACTCTGACCTTTTCCCTACCTGCGTCGACATCGAAATATAGTTTATAACCTATAATTTTGTTTTATAGTGTAGAAACTATTTTTCTACCCGTATCCTCGTTCCAGTGATTACGGTTTTTAGGAGCAGCGGTGTTTTTGAATGACAGCAAGCATTCTATATCAACTGTTAGGGTTCGCCACAATCAATATGTTACGTGTTCGGGTATCAAACCGATTTTTCCACAGCGGTATTACGAACTGGCCCGCCGACCTTGTGTGCTGTATGCTTTGCCTATTATGATTTTAAAATGTGCGAACCGTGAACACGAACACTGATCTGACCGTTGTAGTAATCTGTTGATTCTAAAACCTGTCGAGCAAATTGTTCTCTTGCTTCAACGTAACTACACTCTGCCTTGGATTTGCAATAATAAAGTATTTCTCTTTTAAAATTCTCTGTGCCTAGTTCTTGTACATCTTGATTGAGTTTATCGTTAGATCCGTAGTAAGTTTGCCAATCTGAATCGATTTTTTCTTTAATTTTTTGTTTTTTCTTGGTGCCGTTCTTGAGTTTTACTACTTTGTACTTTGTTTTTGTGAACTTTGCTAGTTTCTTGCCTATATATTTGCGTCCTGAGAGTAGATTTGTAATCTCATAGACAAACCCAATACAATCTTCTGGAAGAGTGTCTATGATTTGTCCTTGATATATCCATTGCATACATTATGTATCGCCGGCTTTCTTCTTCTCTGCCTTCTTTTGACGAGCATTCAATGCGTACTTCCAATTGTTTACTCTACCGTCATCAAACTTTTTCAAATGTGTTTCCATAATTTGATTACGTCTTTCCTTTGCAAGTTTGCTGATAACAGAAAGCCAGCGTCGTGCTTCACGACGCTTTAACTCTCCTGGACGCTGTTCAAATGCAGCATTTGCCTTGAAATATTCTAAATATGCTTTGGTTAGTTTATCGTGTATATCGTCTTCGTCGCTCATTGTACTATATCAATATCGTTTGCATAAGAAGTAAACCCGTTTTCCTTAATAACCTTAAGAACATTGTTTACTCTACCAATCAATTCATCTTTGTGACTGATAAGGAATATGTTTTTGTTGCGTTCTCTACCCATCTTTTTAAGAATTGCAAGAGAATTTTCAACGCCAGCAGTGTCCATACCTGAGTCAATCAACTCGTCAATGAACAATAAGTTAACACCTTGATACAAACTTTCCCAAACATCACGGAAAGCAAAACTCAAGCCAAGGATAAGTCTGTTTCTTTCACCTCTTGAAAGGTTGTCGAAGTCTAAATCTTGTCCAAGTTGTGTAATTTCAACATTGAGATCGTTTAAGAACTTGACTTGATGCGGCAATCCTATCTTATCTAAGTAGTAAGTGAGTCTTTGATTGAGATATGACAGATTCTGTTCAATAATCTTTTTTCTAATAAACGAATCTTTGTTTGTAAGCAGTTTAAGCAAGAACTCTTGGTGTTCTTTGAGCAAAGTAAGATCGTTTACCACATCCCATGTGATGGTTTGTATGGCTGTGGTCTCAAGATCGTCGATTTGTGCTGCGTAAGTATCTTCTTCGTTGTGTTTCAACCCCAGTGCAGACTTCAAACTATCAACATTGCTTCTATGATCGTATGCTTCTTTTGCAGTTTCGTAGAAAGTACTGGGCTTTCCGTTGATATCACCAATTTTAAACAAGGAATCTTCAACAACTTTGAGTTTTTTACTAATTTCGTCTTGATACTGCACTGCCTCATGCAGTTCTTTTTCTTTTTCTGAAAGAATAGCAGCCTTCTTGTCTGCATGAAGTGCTTGACCACAAGTAAAACACATTGCGTCAGCAAGATCGTCAATTTCTTTTGCAATTTTTTCAATAGATGAGTCTGCACGAAGCAAAGCAGAGCCTAGTGTACTCTTTTGTTTGTTCAACGATACAATTTCGCCGTTGAGAGCAGTCCAGTTTACCAGTTTGTCATGTGCATCGAGTTCTTTTTCAATGTTTAGTTGTTCAAGTTCGTTGATAGACTCTTTTAGTTTCTCGATATCTTGATTTTTCTTAAGATTCCATGCACGTTGACGACTCTTAAGTGTTTCAATACTCTGAGTTATCTTCTCATTGCTTGACTTGATAGCATTGATCTTAAGAGTTTCCTCAGTGATTAGGTCTTTGGTTGTTTTTATTTGTTCTTTTAGTGTTTCTGCCTTCTCTGAAAGCAGTGTAATACCTAAAAGTTGTTCGATTATTTCTCTTTGTTCATTGGTTCGCATACTAAGGAACGGTTCTGTATAGGTATTCAGTGCAACAATGTGTTTAAACATATTATGGCTCATACCTAGCAGATCGTTGATAGCCTTTTGTGTTTCTCTGCTATCGCCTTGGCTTTCATCCACAGTTTCGGCAAACTGTTCTATGTCGTTAACATAGAATTTAAGAATATTAGGTGATCTTCCGCGTTCAATACGGTAAGTTATACCGTTTTTCTCAAAATTTAACGTAATCAACATACCTTTGTTGTTGGTTTTGTTAATTAAGTTATTTTTCTTGATATTAGTTAGTGCTTGGCCGTACAGGGCGTACGATAAACCATTGATAATTGTGGTTTTACCTGTACCGTTACGAGAACCAGAATCGTCACCTCCTTGATCTAAGTTTTCGCCAAGCACTAGAGTGAGCTGTTCACGGTTAAAGTCAACAGCCTGGGTAACATTACCCACACTCATAAAGTTTTTAACAGTTAAGTCTTTGATTTTTATGGTCATAGTTCACTATAGATGTTTAGTAGCAGTGACTTATCGAAATTGTCACTGTCAATTGCAAGAATTTCATTGGAAACAATTTGATCTACGCTTTCAAACTTAGCAATATCAATGTCTGACGTCATTTCGTCGAGTTGTTTCTGTGGAATAAGCGTAATTTCTCTGCAATCGTATTCTTTTATAAATGTTTCTTTAATAAAATTTGCTTCTTCAAACGAAATTGGAATATCGATAGTAACACGAAGATACATTTTGCTCTTTAGCAGTGTGTCTTTCTGATCAATCAACTGCGAAAGTGCAATTGTACGGTACTTTGGAGCATCTGGCCAGTTGATGTACTCAGGTTCCTGATTGTTTTCGCGATCTAGAATCATCATTCCACGTGCATCATCCCACGAATCGGCATAGTTGTGCGGAAACGCATTGCCGATGTAATGAATTTTACCTTGAACCTGTCTTTTATGGAAGTGTCCACTGAACACATAGTCTTGATTCACAAAGTGTTCTGATTTAAGTTCGCCGTGATCGGGCATTTGAACCATTGCGTTCATGTAAAAACTAGGAAGTTCAAAATGTCCAAACATGTATCGTGCTTTGATTTTGCTGATACGTTTCCATTCCTCGCCTACTAGCCAAGGCACTAGGGCAACATCATCTTTTACAAGAACATCATTGACCACAGTAACTCCGGGTATGTGTTTTGCAAATTCGGTTGACTTTACATCTCTTTTATCTTTGTAGTAGAGATCATGGTTGCCTGCAAACATAAAAAATTGATCAAATGCTTGACCAAGTTTTTCCAATGAACGTAAACCACTGTCCATAGTAGTTAGATTGAGACTGTTTCTGTTGTGATTCCAATCACCACAAAAGATTCCGGTTTCACAACCGTTTTCTTTAGCAGTTTTAATGAACCAATCAACAAAATCCTCGCAATCTTGATTATGAACACGCGAATTGCCCTTCATACCATAGTGGATGTCGGTGAATACAGCGGCTTTCTTAAACAAAATTTATTACTCCGTATTGTTTTTTAGTATAAAGTCTAACTCGTTGATTGTCAACACGTTTTTATTCATGACTGTCGTTAAAACGTTTGAGTCCTGCTTCAAATTCGCCTGCACTTTGTCTAGTAAAACTAGGATTCAAGTTATTCATTTCTAAAATGTCGTCTCTTATGTTCTGATTACGCTTTTCGATGTTAATAACACGAACAAAACTGTTTGTGACGGCAGCAGTGTAGTAAGCAAACGGATTTTGCGATTTAGATTCGTCAAATTGAAGGCCAATCTGTGAAAGTTGCAGGATTGCTTGCCCTTTCATCTCATCGTTGTAGGTATAACCACGAACGTTACCGCGTGTAGCGTATCTATCACAGAGTTTCATCCACATAAGAGCAAGTTTATTGGTTGCACGGCCGTGATCTTTACTAAAATGTCCGTTTTCCATACCGCCAGACCAGTGACTTTTGCCTACACAGATTAATTCGTCGTTGTCGTTGAATTTCCAATGTTGAAATGGAGGGAAGTTTAACTTTGTTTTTCCATCGGCTATGGTTTTTGGATTTTTCTTACGACCTGCTTCGTCAGGAATATGGTCATATGTTGTAATACGAAAAATTAAATCTTTTTTTTCTATTTTTTTGTAATCTATTTCGACATCTGCTAGTTTAACTTTGTTTCCAGCAGTCTTTTCTTTTTCGTATGCTTCCGACGATAGTTTTTTTGCTCTATTTTTCTTTGCTTCAGCAATGGTTCGTATGTTTATTTTATCTATACTGGGTAGTATAATATCATAATCCGCATATTCAGATTCTACAAAACTCGAAAAAGTATTTTTTGATTTATGTATTTCTAAAAGCATATCCTTGTTATTAAGATAGTTTACTTTCTTCATTTTTTCTCCTAGAAGTATAATTTATTTTAAACTACGTAGTTAATTTTGTCAACTAAATATATGTGGAGTATTCGAAAATGTCATTATCAGGTTTAAGCAAATTAGTTAACAAAGTCAGTTCCACTGCTAATAAAATTGGTAGTGCAATAAACTTTGTTAATAATTTTGAAAGCAATATTAAACGAACAATTCAAGATTTTACAAATCCTACAAAGTTTATTTCACAAAATCGACTGGGTAATCTTCCAGTAGGAGCAGAATTCAATGATACTATAAGATCGTACAGTTCTTACAGTGCTGCATCACAAACTGCTAGCGAAGATTGGCGAGTTAGAATTCATTTACCGGAAATTGATTCATTTTCGTCGTCATCAATTTTAGCTCCTCTAGTAACATCAAACAAAAGTATGGTATTTCCTACTACTCCACAGATTTTAGTTAGCCATACTGCAAACTACAATACACTTGCTCCTGTACATACTAATTATCCATTTCCTACATACCAAAATAGTGCAGTTGAAGACATTACTATTACTGCTGAATGGCCAGTTGAAAACGAAGCCGACGGTAGATACTGGATGGCATCGGTACATTTCTTAAGAAGTGTTACTAAAATGTTCTATGGTGAATCGCCAAACAGAGGTTCGCCACCTCCGTTGGTTTATTTGAGTGGCTATGGAGACTTTATTTTTAATAGAGTGCCAGTGGTTGTAAAATTATTTTCCATGGACCTCCCTGATTCGGTTGATTATATTAAAGTTCCGGTGGTTGAAGGAGCATCAACAGATAATACAACAAGTTCATATACCTATGTTCCTACACTAAGCAGATTAAACGTTACAGTATCGCCAACATACAGCAGAGACGAAGTAAGCAAATTTAATCTTGATGAATTTGCCAAAGGTGGATACATTGGCAGTGACAGAGGATTTATCTAATGGTTGAATATTCAAATACCAGCCCGTGGTTCAAAACAGAAATAGTTCAAAACAACTACTTGGGAATTTATACCAAGAGAAATATTCCAGCAAGAGACGACGATATCTTGTACGAAATACAACCTCAGTACACTTACAGACCTGACCTACTGGCATTTGACCTTTATGGAAGTGCTAAACTATGGTGGGTCTTTGCAGTTAGAAACATGGATGTTCTTAAGGATCCTGTCTTTGACTTTGTACCTGGAAACAAAATATATTTGCCAAAAGGTTCGTTGTTGAGCAGTATTATAGGAATTTAAAATGGCATTATTAAAAAATCCTCTACATCAATACAAATCATACAACTATCGTTGGTCGTTTGGGGTAATAGCCGCTGGTGAATTACAAAATCCTAGTACCTATAAAGATACAGGCGGCAATTTAGTAATAATTCAATCTGGTGGTCTTCCTAACAAACCTGTTAAAACTGACATTGAAAATAAATTAGGAATAAATTTAGAATTTTTTATTGATGACATTAACATAGAATCGTTGATTTCGCCTAACCCTACCACAGGTGTTTCTAGTGCAATTAGCATTGACTTTACAGTAACAGAACCCTACAGTATTGGTCTATTTTTTCAGTCATTGGTAGTTGGCGCAGAGATGGGAGGATATACAAAGAATTCATACCTTGAAGCACCTTTCTTTTTGACCTGCGATTTTGTTGGATGGACACCAGATTCTGATACTCCTGTAATAGTCGAAAAAAGAACTTTGGTTATAAAATTAATTGATTGTAAATTTAAAGTTGATTCCGGCGGTACAGTTTATAATATATCTGCAATTCCTTATAATCACATTGCTTTTACTGATGAAGTGCAAAACATAAGAACAAATGTTGAAATGTATGGACTTACAGTTGCTTCTAAACTGAATAATTTGTGCGAAACACTGAATAGACAAGAACTTGAAAAAGTTGTACTAAATCAAAAAAAGGTTGAGGACGAATATGTAATACGTTTTCCTGATCCAAATGAAGGTACTACATCTGGGTACGGAAAATCAAACGATATAGTTTCTTCTTTTATATCAATGGGTGCTGTTACAAGTGCAGTTTCCGGGGGAACAAACTATATCGGAAGCAGTACAATTATCAAAGATTTTAGTGAATTAGGTAAAAATCTTTTTGGCTTAGAAGCAGTGTCTATGGATGATCAGACAGTTCAGTTTGAAAATTTTGCTGTTGATAAAAGTTCAAGAGTTTTTTACTTTAATGAAGGTTCTAAAATTGAACAAATCATTAACGATGTTATTTTAACAAGTACTTGGGGACAAGGTCTATTAGAAAGACAGCCAGATGCCAAAGGTATGGTTGACTGGTTTAGAATAGATGCCAAGTTAGAAATAATCAGCACAGAAGAAATTCAAAACAGTGGCAAACCAGCATTTAGATATATCTACGATGTTATTCCTTGGAAAATACACAGTAGTAAGTTTCAAGAACCCTCAACTCCATATAACTACGTTCCTAATATCAATGATTGTGTTAAAGCATATTACTATTCGTATACTGGAAAAAACACAGACATTATTGACTTTGAATTTTTTGTTAATAGTGCATTTTTTAAGCCTTTTGTAAATCTACAATCTGGAATTGATTCTAATACAGCATATGTTGTTGCTCCTAACAGAGATAGACAGGACTATGATGTAAGTTCCGGTCCAGGATTTGAATCAAAGGGAAGAAGTGGACCGCAACAAAAAATTGCTCCTATAACACAAGAAACTACAAGAACCGCAGGCGCTGGAATCGACACAAATGAAATGCGTACTGCAAATCTGTTTAACTTGCTTGTTTTAAACAGTGATGTTGATAACGTTGAATTAAAACTACGAATCTGGGGTGATCCGTATTATCTAGCAGACAGCGATGCTGGAAATTATCGTGCTGGTCCAGCAGGTCAATATATTAACTCTGATAAAACAATTGACTATCAACGTTCTGAAATCGATGTGCTATTAAGTTTTAACAGTGGTATTGATTATGCAAAAAATAATCTAATGCCAATTGACCCTGTAGTTGCATTCAACGGTTTATATCGAGTAATTAATTTAGTGTCGACGTTTAGTAAAGGTCAGTTTACACAAGAACTAACATTACTTCGTAGACCAAATCAACAAACTGAAACTGTTGAAGTTTCTAATTCGCTAGTACAGGCATTTTCGAGTAATTTAGATACATCTGCTATTACTGACGCAATTGATGTTTTATCTGAGGACGTACAATCTGCATTTAATTCACTTATTAAAGGTAAGCCAGAAGAATTTTTAAAATTTACAAGAATTGGACAATTGAATCTTGCAGGCATTGAAAAATTGTTAGGAACACAAGTTTTTCAACTATTTGGACAAGCACAAGACTTAATTGAAACAGGGCAAAAAATACAATCTAATATTAAACAAGCATTGTCGGTATTACAAAATCCACAAGGCTCTTTAACCGAACTTTCGCAAAATATCGGACAACAGTTAAAAAATCCAGTTACTGCATTACAAGGTACATTTGGTAGTTTTGAAAGTTTTGTTAACAATCCAGAAACAGCCGCTAGTCAAATTAATAAAAACGGTTCTATTGCGCCACCAAAAAATATTCAACCATCAAAATTTACACCAGGTGATCCAACTAAATTTGGAATACAATAAAGAGGCAAATAAATGATATCTCCACGTCAAATAAGAACAAAGACAAGTAGAACAACACAAGAATTGGTAAACACAGGTACTGCTGGTCCGTTCTTGGCAAAAGTTATTGGTCATCTTGATCAAACATTTATGGGAGGCTTAAAAGTTCAACTTTTAAGAACAACATCGTCAGCAGATAACGATTCTCAAGATGGTGAAATTGTTACAGTGCAATATGCTTCGCCTTTTTCGGGAGCAACACCGATATATGGTGCAGGCGGCGCTGACAACTATTCTAACACTCAAAAAAGTTACGGTTTTTGGG